ATGAACCTACAGGCTTTACCCGAGGAAGCGTTAAAAGAAATCTTGGCCTTAACCGAGGCCAAGAAAAGGCTTGACTTACGCGAAGAAGCTCACGAGAAGTTTATGCCGTTTGCGCATCACGTCTATGAAAACTTCATCGAGGGCCGTCACCACCGTGTAATCGCTGAAAAACTTGAGGCTGTTGCACGAGGGGAACTCAAGCGGTTGATTATCAACATGCCGCCTCGCCATTCGAAGTCTGAGTTTGCAAGTTTTCTGATGCCAGCGTGGTTTTTGGGCCGCAATCCGAAGTTAAAGATTATTCAGGCCACCCACAACACGGAGTTGGCGGTTCGGTTTGGCCGTAAGGTGCGAGATTTAATCGATGACCCAGCTTATAAAGAGATTTTTCCGAACACCAATCTCAAGGAAGACAACAAGGGCGCGGGTAAATGGGGCACTACAGCGGGCGCGGAGTACTTTGCTGCTGGAGTTGGAGCTGCCATCACGGGTCGTGGTGCGGATTTACTCATTATTGACGACCCTCATTCCGAGCAAGATGCGTTAAGCGAGAACGCTTTCGATAACGCCTACGAATGGTACACTTCTGGCCCTCGTCAGCGTCTTCAGCCCGGCGGATCGATCATTTTGGTCATGACTAGGTGGGGTAAAAAAGACTTGACAGGGCGATTGTTGGCCCAGCAGGGCAGTGATGTCATGTCTGACCAGTGGGAGGTCGTGGAGTTCCCTGCTATTTTGCCTAGTGACGAGCCTTTATGGCCTCAGTTCTGGGAGAAAGACGCTTTGCTTTCTATCAAGGCGTCATTGCCTGTTGGAAAGTGGAACGCGCAGTGGCAGCAACAGCCTACATCTTCGCAAGCTGCGATTATTAAGAGTGATTGGTGGAAACCTTGGGAAGAAGAGAAGATACCTCGTCTTGAGTACATACTTCAATCATACGACACGGCGTTTTCCAAGAAGCAAACTGCGGATTATTCAGCGATTACGACTTGGGGGATCTTCAAGCCGGAAGAAGGCGGGCCCGACAATATAATTTTGCTCGATGCTCAACGTGGTAGGTGGAACTTCCCTGAGTTAAAGGAGCAGGCTTTCAGTGAGTACGAGTATTGGGAGCCCGACATGGTATTGATCGAGGCGAAAGCTACGGGTACACCACTTATAGATGAGCTCCGGCTCCGTGGGATTCCAGCATTGGGGTTCTCACCGGGCAAAGGAAGTGATAAAGTAACGAGAATGCACATGGTTGCACCGCTGTTTGAGGCGGGAATGGTTTGGGCACCGAGTGATAAGAAGTTTGCTGAAGAGGTCATTGAAGAGGTCGTTTCATTTCCTAATGGTGATCACGATGACTTTTGTGATAGCATGACGTTAGCATTGATGCGTTTTCGGCAGGGCGGTTTTATTTCGCTCAACGGAGAAGACGATGGGGAAGAGTTTGTTCCTCGTAAACGGGAGTACTACTAATGGCATTGCCACCGATTATTGATTCTGGAATTTCTCTTGACGACATGGTCCCTAACGAGGCGTCGGTTGACATAGATGTTATGGAGCCTGAAACGTTTGAAGGCGGTGCAGAGGTTATTGACGACGGTCAGGGTGGAGCAATCATTCAGTCTTTGCTGGATTCTTTGCAGCAAGGCCCCGAAGTAGAAGAGCCTATAGAGCATGCGGCCAACCTTTCCGAATATTTAGATGATGCTTACTTAGGTGAGATTTCCTCAGACTTGCGGGCTTCTTACGAAGATGACTTGGAGTCTCGCTCTGAGTGGGAAGAGGCTTACACAAGCGGTTTGGATCAGCTGGGCATTAAGTATCAAGAGCGGTCACAGCCGTTTCAGGGGGCTTCTGGCGTAACGCACCCTCTTATTGCGGAGAGTGTGACTCAGTTTCAGGCGCAAGCGTACAAAGAGTTATTACCTGCGGGTGGCCCAGTAAAGACTTCTATCATCGGCGCAGCGGACCAAGAGCGCGAAGATCAGGCTACTCGGGTAAAGAACTTTATGAACTACCAGATCATGGAAGTGATGGAAGAGTTCGATCCAGATATGGATCAACTGTTGTTTTATTTACCGTTGTCTGGTTCGACATTTAAGAAAGTTTATTTTGACGACGCAAAGCAGCGGGCAGTATCTAAGTTCGTTCCTGCGCAAGACTTGGTTGTTCCTTACGCGGCCTCTGACTTAGCGACGGCTTCTCGCGTTACGCATGTTCTTCGTATGGATGCGAATGACATTCGGAAGATGCAGATTGCGGGCGTGTACCGTGACGTAGAGATCAGCAAGTACGAGGGCGGGGAAGACGAGGTTCGTCAGAAGGTTGACGAGATTCAAGGTACATCTAAGACATATTTGGATGATGTGTACACTATACTGGAGATGCATGTTGATCTGGACCTTGACGGGTTTGAAGATATGTCCCCCGAAGGTGAGCCAACAGGAATTGCTCTCCCGTACATTGTTGCGGTTGATGAAGGTTCTGGACGCATCTTATCTATTCGACGGAACTTTGAGGAGGGCGCTCCTTTAGCTAAGAAGCAACAGTACTTTGTTCACTACAAGTTTATGCCTGGTCTGGGGTTCTACGGCTTTGGTTTAATCCACATGATTGGTGGATTAGGTCGTGCGGCTACAAGCATTCTTCGCCAGTTGATCGACGCCGGAACACTGGCCAATCTCCCTGCTGGTTTCAAGGCTCGGGGTGTAAGGGTTCGGAATGACGATGAGCCCTTACAGCCCGGAGAATGGCGGGACATCGACGCCCCCGGCGGCAACATACGGGACGCAATTATCCCGCTTCCGTACAAGGAGCCCTCGGCCACCCTTGCACAACTGCTTGGTACGCTCATAGAGGGCGGCAGGCGCTTTGTAACGCTTGCTGACCAGCAGACAGGCGACAGCAACCAAAACGCCCCTGTGGGGACCACTGTGGCTCTCCTAGAGCGCGGCATGAAAGTTATGTCTGCTATACACAAGCGTCTTCACTACGCGCAGAAACAAGAGTTCCGTGTTCTAGCTAGGATTTTTAAGGACAATCTTCCGCAAGAATACCCTTACGACGTTCAGGGCGGGGACCGGATGATTATGGCCTCGGACTTTGACAACAGAGTTGATGTTGTTCCTGTTAGTGACCCGAACATATTTTCGATGGCGCAGCGTGTAACGTTGGCACAGACTCAACTGCAACTTGCGCAATCAAACCCAGGGATGCACAATCTGCATGCTGCGTATAAACGCATGTACCAAGCTCTAGAGGTTCAGAACATAGATGAGGTTCTGCCTCCTCCTCCGATTCCTAAACCTTTAGATCCTGCTATTGAGAACGCCCGTGCTTTGATGGGTGAGATATTGAATACGTTCCCAGATCAGGATCATGATGCTCACATTCGCATGCACTTGTTGTTTATGAAAACTCCTCTGGTATCGACATCGCCTCAAGTAATGGGGACTTTTTACGCCCACATTATGGAGCATGTGTCTCAAAAAGCTCGACTGATGGTTACGAATGAGATCCAGGGTATTATTGAGCAGGCAGAGCTAGCGGTTAGGAATGGAGCAGTTGACCCTGTTGAGGCCCAGCAAAGGGTTGCGGAAGTCCAACAGAACATGCAGGACCCAGCAGCTATGGAGAAACTAATCTCTATGCAGATGGAGACATTGGTTACGGAGATTATGCCTCAACTTATGCCTCAAGGTGACAACCCAATGGACGATCCTTTGGTTCAAATTCGTATGCAGGAGCTGGGGATTAAGCAGCAAGACCTGCAACGCAAGACTGAAGAGGATCAAGGTCAGATGCTTGTTGAGCTTCAGAAGATGGAGCAACGTGCCGCAACGGACGCAGCTCGTATTGAAAGCCAAGAGGACATCGCTGGAGAACGGAACACCGTAAACCGAGAACGTATCGCCGTTCAAAGAGATAAGATGAAGATGTAATGGCTCGTTTAATTGTAATATTGTTATTGTTATTGGGAGGCACCGCACAGGCTGCTGACACAGTGTATAGTGACAGCAAGGTCACTTCCTCTGGTACGATGGATACCACGGTTCGCAGTCCCCCACCTTCTGCAATATCTCCGCAGATCAGCACGGGAACGGGCGACTTATGTACTATAGGCGTATCTGGTGCAGTCCAAACCCAAATTCTTGGCATATCAGTTGGCAAGGTTTACACCGAAGAGAACTGCCTTCGCTTGAAGAATGCTAAAACTATGTACGATATGGGCATGAAAGTAGCGGCTGTGTCTGTAATGTGCCAAGATTC